TGAAGCCAACCTTGCTTTAGAAGATATTTCAAATGCCATATCTACTCCCTGTCCTGTCGTGACAGTGGTGTCCCAGTCGGTATTATCTACGCCATTCAACCAAAATGTTCCATCCGCACTTTTACTTAAATCTATAACCGCAAAATCCTCTGAACTTCTGTGTATTCCTATTTCTCTGTCTTTATTCTTCTTTTTACCATCTGCAAAGTTTTCTGTTTTTTTCTTGCGCTGTTTAGGAAAAAGTTTTTTTACGTTCTGATATTCACCGCCCACAGGAACGTCCGAAGTGGCATTTTGTTTTGTTACTATGCCAACGCCTGCGGCTTCAAAGTTGCCCTGTATCCTTTCTTGTTCTATATTGTTTTGTTTTGCATAATCGTCAATCGCCTTAGCAAGTGCAAAGTCTAGTATTGTAAGACTGTTGGTGTCAGAAGTTGTTGTTTTTACAGTAACTTCTGCGACATCCTGTGTTACCTCAGCAAAATGATCTATATATTCAGAAACACGATTTATAAAATCTACAAACTCTACTGCGTGTCTGTGATTTTTAGCAAAGTATTTTGCAGTAAGAATTCTATGATCTAACATTTCCCAATCAGGAACTGTCCGTTGTTTGAAGTCCATCAGTGTAGATTTGTCCATCATTGCTTCTTCAGAAGCACGACTCCTAAACTCTCCTTTATTTTCAAACAACTGTTGTAAAATCACTAATCTTCCTTGTCCCAAGTAAGGCTCTTTTCGTCATGTTCGATTGGCCCACCCTTTGCCCATGTTCTGCACGTTCTAGCACTGTGGCATTTAAATTTGTGCATCCAACAATAACCTAGTGTACCGTGTTCGTCTGAAGTTTCGCCGGGCATGCAATCTAGCATTCTAGGGCTAATATCAAAAGCAGAACAATTGCCACACAGCGCACTCTTTGCAGCTTCTTCGGTAGTATTCCAAAATTCTGCAATTCTTTCAAAAAAGTCACCCGGCTCGTCTATATTAAGCGGTCCGTATTGAATATGATCGGCCTGTATGGCATCATTTCTATTTTTTGTGTTTAGTTCTAAATCTTGTGTTGGCAACGGACAGTTTTTGTCTATTGCTTCTAGAATGTTGATTATATTTCTCACGATTCTGCGGCCTTTTCCTTAATAGCATCAACATGACTTTGAATAAAGCTGTGTTCATCTTCCAACCCCATCATTTCTGCCATTTGCATAATCTGCTCCGCAACAATTTCTGCCATCATTGCATCTTCTTCGACATGATCTCTGTTAGGCGCTTTCTCTAGATAGTATAACACATCTTGTAGTTTTGCTGTTCTTTCAGCTAAATCTATGTCATCCACTTTGTTTTCAATGTCTTTATAAACCGCAGTTGCACCAGGACACATGTCAAAATGCCGTGTTTGATAATTGCCGACTTTTAATTCTTCTCTGTCTTGCGTTTCGTCGCTAGCGTCGTAGTCATTTTCGGGAGGCTGTTCCTCTATCTCGTCCATCCTAGCAATTAAATCTTTGAGTTCGGTGTGCATGTTAATCTCCTGTTGGTTTTTCGCCCGTCAAATATGGTAAACTAAACCATAGTTTAAACCATTCTTCTGTGCCTGGTTTTATATCTTTTTCTCTTTCTATTTGACGCTTTTCTGTACCAGTAATGGATATGTTAGACCCCTCATAGGGAGCATAACCTTTAAACTCGTTTATGCCCGCTAGTTTTTTTAAATCTTTGATATCCATTTTATAAATTTATAGTCTTATTTTACTTGCTGCATAGCAAATTTTGCAATTTTCATAAATCCTGGTTTGGTGCTTAATGCATCCTTCATTTTGCTCTTATTGTCGTCGTTTACTGCATTGTATACCTGCATTATCGCGCTAGCAGTAAACATATCAACTTTGCCCTTGCCGTCTTGAAAACTGACAGTCATTGCTTGGGTGTTATCGACAATATTTTCCAGCTTGCTTAGTACGTTGCTGCCAAATCGACCTGCTGTTTCACCCGGCGCATTGACCGCTTCCGATGAACCGTGCTCGATGTCGCCCTCATCAACAGCTTCTAGACCCTCTGGCGTTCTTACCATACTTTGCATTTTTTCATTAACTGCTCGTACTAAAGGTCTTAACAACTGACGTACCTGTTTAGGATCCATAATATCAGTTAGAGGCCATTCTATTTCACGCTCAATTTTTTGTAAAATCAACTCAAGTGTTTCTCTAGAATCACTGTCTTCTTCGACAGTATCCGGTTCTGGATCAGGAACACGTTCTCTTGTTTTGTCTTTAAATTTCGAAGCATACTGCATCAGCTGAAGTATAATCTTTTTAGGCATGCCGGTTCTCTTTTCTAACTGCTCCATAGAATTAGCACCGCTGGGCTCGCCATAGCCTGTAAGCTCACTTCCTACCACGCTCATTGTTTGACTAAGTGTGTCATCTTTTTGTTCTACGGCCTTGTCCATTAAAATTCTACCTAGTTCTGCTAGGCGTTTGGAATTTTCATTCTCTCGAAACAGTTCTGTGCTTCTCATTTCTTTTCCTTTGTGTTTTACATCGCCGCGTTTCATTGCTTTCTTGCGGTCCTTGTGAGTTTGTGGCTTGTTAAATTTGTTTAGGTTTTTAGCAACAGGGTCCTGCGAACCTGTGACTTCTCCCATAGGCAGCCTCTGTTGTCCAGGAATGTAGTTGTCGTCACTGGGCCTATCTACACTATCTTTTATTTCATACTTGGCATCTGATACGGCATCGTCTAGATTGTCGTAATATTCGAAATGCAACATTTCGCTAGAATCGTCGCTCTTGATGTATACAGCAAAAGGATAATCCGTTTCTTCATCTACTTTTGGGTCTTTTGTAATAATAACCGGAACAGATTGAGTGTTTCTGTATGGTTTGTAACTGAATGCTTTAACAATCTTTTCGGATTTTGATATTGGTTTAAAAGCATCTACAATTTTTTTCATCATTGCTTTAGTATCAGCTGTTCCTTCTCTTGTGACTGATTCTTTCATGTTTAGTCCCTGTCTTACTGCTTTATAGAGATCCTCTGCATGCTCCCCTGCTCCTGTGGCTTTAGCAAATGCTTCGATATCTCCGTTTGTTGCGGCTTTTCTAGCCAGTGTAGCGGAAATGCCTGCAACGCCGTCTGCATCATCCTCTCTAGCTCCTGCGCTTTCGAAATCGATCGAATCGAATTTGTAGTATCCATACTGCTTGCCTTCGACACCGTTATACTGTTTGATAAGGTCATACATATTCTTTCGGTCGTCTCCACCTACAAATGTAATGTGATTGTAACCTTGATCATAGAGATGGGCAGCAGCATCGAGAGGTGTTTTAATAGATATATCCTCTACTATTTTGTCTGCGTGCTGCGGATGAATTCTTTTTACAAAATCTACTTTGGTTGCGTAGTCTAAGGGGTTTTTCTTGCTGTCTTGAGTTTTTGAAAGAAAAATGCGATAGTCGCCGCCTTGAGCTTTAAGGGTATCGAACACTTCTTTGTGTCCGACGGTAGGAGGATTCATTCTGCCAAAGCAGAATGCCGCGTGCTTGTCTTGATCTTCAAGAATACTACGCAATCTCACCGTAATCGCCCCTGTCTATAAATTTTGTTTGTTCCTCTGCAATGTGTTTTGCTAGAGTAATTAGATCTTGTTTAGGAAATTTTTCTTCTGGATTTTTAATTTGGAATTTAGCGCAATAGGCTCTACAACAGCGTTTTAGAGGTTTTATATACAGTTTGTATGCATTAGGATGATTTCTATACTGCATGTGTTTTTTGATAGCAGGAAACATTTCGTTTTTAAGTAGACGGTCTTCGTTGTCTATAAAAAATTTAAGGTCACCTAACCAGTCCACCTGCTGGTCTTGTTCTCTTGGGCCGCCCATCGGCGAAAACATTTCGCTCAATCTCATTTTAACATGTCACTCACTGTTTTATTTCCCTGCCACATTTTGCAACTCCAGTAACGTGCCTTGGTTTTTGGGCCGGGATTATCGCAGTTGTGCCTTGCTCTAAAACTTTTTCTAGCATCGGGATCGTCGCGTTTGATTTCCATGCTGTCTGACCCAAAGTTGACTTTTTTAACATTGCCTGTTTTTTTGTCTTTGACGTAGACTTTGAACTTTTTTACGTCGCCTCGATACGGTTGATTGAGTTTGACATCACGACCTTGATATTCGGCCTCAAACACATCGTTTTCATCTAGGCTATAACCTAGGTATCCAAAATATTCATGGAAATCTTGATCGTCGTTTAAAGTAATTTCTTCTTTTTCCCAGAACTCGTCGTCTGTCAAAAGTCTGTCGAGTTTTTCCAATAGGTCACGCATAATAAATCCATTGTTTTGTAATGTATTTATTTAAAAGTGCGTGTTAAAGATTATATCGAATTGATAGAATAGTGCCGTCTGTAAGCTTGTATGCGGCCCTTAGCCAAACAAAATTGCCGTTAAAGCTAAAAACATAGTCATCATCAGCAGAACTGCTGTCATCGTCTACAACAGTTGAATCAATATCAACCCAGTCATTGTCTCCGGGGTACAGTTCTAGTGTGCCTTGCATTTTTACAGTACCAGAAAAGTTGTCTAAAAGATATTGCACAGTAGTGGTAGTGTCTAGTCTACCAGCGTATCCAGCACCCTTGTTTTTGAAAGTAAATTCGAATGCTGTGCTTTCTATTGCAATATTTTCTGCTAGAGTGATTGATTCTTGAAGCATACGTTATTTATCGGCTAACACGTGAGAATAGGTTTGCCCTATTAAATTTCCGTGCGCCATTTTAAGGAGCAAGAGCGTGGGTTCGTCTTCTACTAGGATATATCGACGATCATAATCTCGCCAGCCTCTTCTAATCCACGTCTTAACAGCAGTTGTACATTTTATTTTTTTGGAATGTGTTTCTAAAAAGTTTATGAATGACTCTTTTTCGGTTTGATCTGCTTTGTGGACACCAAGGAAAACTTTGTATTCGAACCTGTCATGCGGTAGCTTTTTAACAACTACAGTTCGAGGGTTGTCCAGTTGATCTGCTGTGCCGGGTTCGGGTTCAAAACGTTGTTTAACCTCGGCAGCAAGCACTAGATTAACGTTGTCGTAAAGCTTTTTTGAATTGGTGTAGATGTCAATGCAAGGACCTTCGATGCGTTTGCTCCACTCGTCTTGTTGTGTGTGCAATAACCTAGCCAGTTTAGTAAGACTGCGAATTTCTGGCCAGTAAGGAAGTCTTTTAAAAGGACCAGAAAAATAAGTTTCTATGGTATCTTCGTCTGCCAAACGGTCAACGGTATAATACCTAAACACGTGACATCCGGGAAGGTAAAGTGTGCTCTTGTACAACCATTTATTGTAAAATTTTCTGGTTGTAGTTTTAGGCTTTACTCTATACATCTACATCCTCGGTTGTCTCGACCTTTTTCCTTGGCTTGAGGAACTTGAATGTAATACCTTCTTTGCCTTTATTTACTCTCACAACACCACCGTTGATCAATTTGCCGAACAATACTTCTCTGCTTAATGGAGTTTTAATTTCTTTGTCGATGATTCTTGCGAGAGGTCGAGCACCCATTTTGGGATTAAAACCTTCCTGCACCAAGTACTCAGTGGCCGAATCAGTCAATTCGATTTCAATGCCCTTGTCAACGATTTGACTGTTTAGATCTGCAATAAACTTGTCCACAATGCTTGACATTGTGTTTTCCGCCAGCTTGTTAAATTTAACAATAGCGTCTAGTCGATTTCTAAATTCCGGAGCAAAGTAAGAATTAACTGCTTCGTCGTCTTTGCCCGACTGTTCTAACGAACCGAAGCCTATGGTATTCTTTTCATTGTCAGCCGCACCTAGATTCGATGTCATGATTAGAATACAATTGCGGCCGTCTGCTTGTTTGCCGTTGCTTCCGGTTACAAATCCGTTGTCCATAAACTGGAGTAGAATGTTACTCACGTCGGGATGAGCTTTTTCAATCTCGTCCAACAGAACAATTGAGTTAGGCGATTCCTGTAATTCTGTAATCAGCTGTCCTGCGTTGTCCTCATACCCTACATAGCCCGGAGGTGATCCGATCAACTTACTTACAGCATGCTTTTCTTGATATTCGCTCATATCAAAACGAATCAGTTTCATATCTAGCTGTTCTGAAAGCTGTTTGGCAGTTTCGGTCTTGCCACAGCCAGTTGGGCCGAGGAAAAGAAAACTACCAATGGGCTTATTAGGTTCTTTAAATCCGCTTTGTGCTACAAAGATCTTGTCTAGCACTGTGTCGATTGCTTCGTCCTGCCCGAACACTTTGGTTTTCATGCTTTCTTCCAAGGTGCTTAGTCTTGCGCTTTCTGTTTGAGCCACAGTTTCTTTTGGCAAGTTGACCATGCGGCTGAGTTCGAAGTTGATCTGTTCGATATCGACAATTTCGGTTACATCATCTTCTTCGCTGCTTCTCTTTAATTTGTAACGAGCACTGGCGCAATCGATAATATCGATAGCTTTGTCGGGCAGTTTTTTGTCGTGCATGTATTTCACACTCATTTTAACTGCTTGTTCAATAGCGGCATCCGTAATATTCACATTGTGATGCTCTTCGTAATACTTGCGAATACCTTTAATAATATCAACAGTAAGTTCTGGAGTAGGTTCATCTACAGTTACGCGATGAAATCTACGCATCAGTGCGCGATCGGCTTCGAAATATTTGCGGAACTCTTCCCAAGTTGTGCTTGCCACTAATTTTACAATGCCCTTTGTAAGAATAGGCTTGAGAAGATTGGCTAGATCGTTTGAGCTCTGGCTGGCCGAACCTGCGCCGTTCATCATGTGTGCTTCATCTATAAAAAGAATTACTTTGCCTTTTTCTTCGAGAGATTTAAACACTGCTTTGGTTCTTTCTTCAAAATCTCCGCGATACTTGCTACCGGCAATCAAACTGCCGATATCTAAACTGTATACTTCGTGATCTTGGATAAATGCTGGGACTTCTCCCTCGTTGATCTGCTTGGCAAGTCCTTCAGCAATTGCTGTCTTGCCCACGCCCGGATCCCCAACCAATATAGCATTGGCTTTGTTTCGTCTTGCAAGAATAAGCTCAACATCTTCTATAATTTTATCTCGTCCAATGACAGGATCGATCTTACCTTGCCTTGCTTTTTCGCTTAGGTTTTCACAGAATTCTTTAATAACCTTGTCTGCGCCTCGAGGAACACTGCTACCGCTACCGTCAGCGATTGACAATTCTTCGCTTCCTATGTCAACAGACTCTGAAAAGTGCTCAGCAAAGCTGTGTTTGTCAACACCGCCTTTGTGCAAGATATAGCTGGCCATACTATTTTTTTCATTCAGTATGCTCAAAATTAGATCTTGCACTTCAATTTTGCTTCTGCCCGCAAATAGAACCTGCGTAAAGCATCTGTTTAGTGCTCGTTCTACACTGTTTGTTTTACGAGGTTTGTCTACGTTAAAGTTTTTGATTTCTTCCATGTTGTTTTCTAGATATTCCAGCGAATTATCTAAAATATAATCAACATCCGCACCAAACTCTTTGAGATAGGCATAGGTATCTGCGTCGTTCATAATACTAAACACAATGTGCTCTAGAGTAACATATTCATGATTACGAGCAAGAGCAGATTCCATAGCGTTGTCAAAAATTGATTGTAGGTTTGCGCTGGGTTCTATCATTTATGATTTTTCCTTAATTTTTGTTTAGCTAATTTTAACTTCAACGGGCTGACAATGTCAACAAAACACACACCGTTCAAGTGATCAATTTCATGTTGCACGCATTTTGCGGCGTAACCTTCTATCCTATGCCTCTCTGTTGTGCCTTGGCTGTTTTCATATTCTACAACAACCCACTCTGGACGCTTTATGCTGAGAATTAGACCAGGAAAACTCAGGCAACCTTCTTGATCTAAAACAAGATAGTTGCTGTGTTCTATTATGCGCGGATTGAACAGAGCATGCGGCTCGGGGAATCCTGCGATATCATAAGCACCCATAGTGAAAACTCTTTTGGTCATGCCGACCTGGTTTGCAGCTAATCCTATACCTCGGTTATTCAACATAAAAGAGCACATAGCGCTCTCTAATTTTTCACTGTCGCCGTCGGTATTGAAATCCCAATCCACGCTGGTCTGTTTGAGTGTGTCGTGCTGTCCTAATTTAAATTCCATCTCTTATTCTGCTTATTATCTTTCTCTGTTTTTTGCTGAGGTTTTTGGGGATATCTATTTTTATTATTACCAATAGATTACCTCTGCGTTTGGTTCGAACATTAGGAAGGCCCTCTTCTCTACAACTTAAAACCGTGCCCGGCTGTGTTCCTTGAGGCACATTTATATTTAAATCTCTTCCGTCTAAAGTCTTGACTTTTACTTTGCCTCCTAACAGAGCATCCCAGACACTAACATTCACTTCTGTTACCAAATCGTTATTGCGTCTTTCAAACGATTTGTGTGGTGCAACAGAAATATTAACTATAAGATCGCCGGGTGGCATGTTAGGTATGGAGTCGTCACCCATGCCCGCATATTTTATTTGTTGTCCTTCTTCGATACCTGGCGGTACTTGTATATTTACTAACCTGTTATTGCCTCTTTCGTCTCGCACTTGAGCAGAGATGTCTTTTCCGTTTAATACATCTTCCAGGGTTATTTGTACGGTTATATTATAACTTTTGTTACGTCTTTGTCTCTGCGGACCTCCGAATCCAAATCCGAATTGACTAAAAATATCTTCTGGATTATCGCCAAAGTGAAATTCAAAAGGACCTCTTCTAAAGCCTCCCTGTTGTTGCCTGTTAGGGTCAACGCCGTGATCATACATTTGCTTTTTGTGAGGATCGCTTAAAACTTCATAAGCTTCTTTGACTTGCTGAAATCTCGTAGCATCTCCTCCTTTGTCAGGATGATGTTTGTGTGCAAGGCTTCTATAGGCTTTTTTTATGTCCTGTTGAGAGGAGTTTTTAGAAACCCCTAGGATTGAATAATAGTCCATACAATTACTTATCGCATGGACTATTATAGTTTAGAAGTAGTGATTATTTGGTTTGTTTTTTCTTGCCTTTTACAGCGTCAGCACCAAAAAATGCCGCTACTAAACCAGCAATGGCAACAAAATATGTAGGTGCTATATCACCTATTATTTGTGCAGCTTTGTCCTGACCTGTAAGGGAAGTAATAAGAATGATTGCAGGATATAGCAGCATGCCAAACAGTGCAAACCATGTCATTTTGCGCATAGCATCGCGCTGTGCATCTTCGTCTTCTAGTTCTTTTCTTTTGAATTCGAGATGCATGTCTAATTCTTGTTTGGATATGTGCCCGTCGTTGTTTGCGTCGACGCCTTCCACCGCCGATGCGTCAATCGTTTTCTTTTCTTCTGCCATTATTTTCGCTCCTCAAGTTTGGCTAAACGAGCTTCTAGCTCATCAATTTTTTTTGTTATTTTAGGATAGCGTTTACGCCAAGCATCTTCTGGTTGTTTTAACCATGACCACCCAAAGCGTTCTACAAGATAATCTAGTGTTTGGTCAAGTTTAGCATAGCACCATAATCCTGCTTGCGTGTCTTTAAAATATGCTAGAAAAGCGGCACCTGCTAATGAACCTGCAATCGCAGTCCATATCCACAGTGTGTCATCGAACATTCTATCGATCATTTCTAACATATTTTGCCCTCTTTTTATTTATTACTGTTCGTCTGTATTTTCGGAAGTGTTATTCTCAGTCACAGCATTTTCATAATATATGATTATTTCGCCCTGTTGTTCAATATATCTACGCAGTTCAGATACATTTAGTGCAAGATTTTCGTAGTCTTTAATAGACAGCGCAACAAAGGCACGATTTCCGTTAGCTTCCTCGAACTCTTCTAAAAAATTTTCTAGTGTATCTGAATTAACAACCCAAATTCTTGTGTCAATCAGTTGTGCTGGTTTCGGGCGCTCTACTGTCGGTATCTGTGTCTTCTCCACTTGGGTCACTACCTGCACCTCCGGCTCCGGTTTCGGAATCAGACTGCAACCAGTCAGGAAGACTGTTATCAGGCTCGCCGCCAGTAATTTGCTCAAGTTCACGCCAGAGATTTGCTGTTGCTCCATTCATCTTACCTTCTAATAAACCTGGCTTTCTGATAGCCAGGGCTGTTAAATCGTGCTCGCGCAGTTTAGTTCGCAATTCGTCGCCGTACTGCTCTGCTTTTTGTAAATCAGACTGTAACTGTCTATTTGCTTCTGCAAAGCGTTTTACTTCGTCCTGAAGCATAGAAACAGACTCTTCGGAGATTTGCACGGCTGTTTCTAATCGTGCGGCGTTTTCTCTCAAAACACCGATGCGTTCTTGTGTATCATTGTAATACCAATAGAACGCACCAGCCATAGCCATCATTAAAACTGCAAACACGGCTGACAGTTTCAATCCCATGCTAGTCCTCTTTGGCGAAAATAGTCCAAGCGCCATATGCAATAGCAGCATACGCTACAAGACTAGCAATATTATTGAGAAATAAGAAAGTCAAACCTGCGGCAATCAGGACTGCACCGTCTAGGCTGGTTCTTTCTTTAAGTCTACCTAGTATAAAATTTTTCATATCAGTAGTTTAAACCGTGTGAATACTGGGTTTTCCCGTCAACGCGGGCGGCAGTAAGGTCTTGATTTCTGTTGGATCCGTCTGCTTTGTAAGAAACGTGAACCCATCCCGAGTTTGTTTCGCCTGGAGTGTAAAATTCAAGTATTAACTGGTCATAGTCGAGATTGTCTGAAATCCACTGAGCAACTTCTGCTGTTGGCACACCGGGAACTTCTAGATCCACTGCCTCGCCTTTAGAATGTTGCGATGTAGCGGATCCGCCAATTGCTTCGTTGAGTGCAGGAGAACGATATCCCGATGTGATAATCGTTGGACCAAAGTGTTCTCGTATTTTTTGTGCTACATGTTCAAACAGTGCTTTAGCAGCCTCCAAATGTTCCTCGCCCGGCGTGTTGTCAATGCCCTGTCTTAGGGCAGTTTGACTCTTTGTGTATTCTGCAAGTGTAAAATTATCTGATAGACGCATTTATTATCTCCTCTTAAGTAGTATAGCGCGATCGTTGTTAGTGAAAAGAAAGTTTTCACCATATTTGGTGATGTCGTAGTCACCTAAAACTTTAGTTAACCAGAAAGCCTCTGCCGTGCTTTCTGCGGTTTCTGTCAGGGGATCATCGATTCTATTCAAGACATCATCTGTTGATCCTTCATCTACGATTTCTAATTGAATTCTGTTGCCAAAAGGTTTTACAATAGTTAATGATTCGTTGTTGATTTCTAGATTGTCCATTACTGTACGATCAAAAAATTTGCGAGTAGCATCTACCTGATATTCTTTGATCATTGACAGATATTGTTTTTCTGTTGTGGGGATGGATTCTAATGTTTCTCTAGTTGCGTTTTGTACAGTGTTGTCTTTGTAATATCTAAAATCAAACTTTTCTATGCCAGTTAGATTTTTAACGCCGTAGAGTAGATCCTGTAGATTTTCAGCAATATTCTCATTGCGTTCTACTTCTACAAACACAGAATATTCACCTTGTTTGTTTTCCCCTGCACTTACATCTGCATCTAAAACAAAATCGTATCCTCGCTCTATAAATTCACTTAGATCTCTAGCAGGATATCTGTCTTTAGCCTGAAAAGTTACAACACACACATCCGCATCATTGCCCATTTTGCTTTTAAATGTGTCGACTTCGAACACAGGATGAATAAGATTTTTAAGGTCATGCTGACGCAGGCCTTCGTTTAGGTTAGAGCTCAAGGTCATCTGTGTTTTCGTCCTCTAGTTCTAGTGGATCTTGCTCGTCTGCAGGATCTAGCTTTGTTGTAGTAGGTGTTGTGTTAAGTATATCTTCAATCGTGTTTTGATCGAGTTGTTCGTAACCTGTTTGGATAGATGCCATTAATTTTTTAGGCATTGTGATTTTTACTAACCAAACAGGATAGTAGTCTATTTTTCCTTTTTTGGTTCCCGGCCGCATGTCATCGGGAGTTTTTATCTTGCGAACTTTTGCAACGTAGTCTTCGCCCCACTCAACTTTACAACCATAGTTGATTAATTTAAGGCCGCCTGCAGGATCTGGCATTCTGTGTTTGGGCCACATAAATGTGCACTCTACAAAATACCTAGAAGCACGCGGCCCTGTCATTAGTTCGCCGTCTATCCAGTTGTCGTAGACATACAGATCTAGTTCATCGATCACACGCTCGAAATCTTTCAGCAGATTAAGACTGTTGTTTGAATGATAGATCTGTTCTATGTTTTTGATTATTTCCTGAATGTCAGCCATGATGTCTCCTATTTGTATTTAGCAGAATTTAATATCGTACACTATAATTCAAAGATTTTCGTATTAAATAAGTGTGTGTTCGGGTTCGAACATATTACAATCCGGGTCGAACCTGACACTTATAGGAGGAAAGACCTACATATGAAGCGAAAAAAGCAACAGGCACAGATGTCTAATCTTGCCGAAAATCAAAACAACATCGTAAACATTTCTCAGCACAAATCAAAAAAACGTGTGCAGATATATCCAAAAAATCTCAGTCAAGAAGATTACCTACTCAAATTAAATGACGACAACAAGTATATTGTTTTTGCTATTGGCCCTGCGGGCACAGGCAAAACCATGCTTGCTGTTCAGTGGGCAATCGACGAGCTGAAGTTTGGCGATGTTGAAAAAATAATTGTTACCCGTCCTGCGGTAAGTGTTGATGAATCGCACGGCTTTTTGCCAGGCGACCTACAACAAAAAATGGAACCTTGGACGAAACCAATTTTTGATGTTTTCGCAGAAAATTTTAATGCCAAAGAAGTTGAGAAACTGGTAAGTGAGGAGGTGATCGAAACAAGTCCCTTGGCATATATGCGTGGAAGAACATTCAAAAATGCTGTTATTATAGCAGACGAAATGCAAAATGCCACACCTAGTCAAATGAAAATGTTGCTCACGCGACTGGGAGAGGGATCAAAAATGGTGGTCACCGGTGATCTACAGCAGGCAGACCGACCCAGTAATAATGGATTGTTAGAGTTTTTAGAGTTGTATAACAACTTCAATAACCACCGATATGTAGATATTAGTCATTTTACGGTGAATGACATTGAACGGCACAAAGCTGTTAAGGAAATCCTAGCTATATACGGCGAGGATTAATGATAAGGGGACATCAAGTCCCCTTTTTATTCGCCTGGATTTTTACTAAACAACGATATTTTGTTTTCTATAGCAGAATATTTTTCATATTCTGGCATTGGATCTTTTTCATCTGTGATGTTTGGCCACTTTTTGGCAAAATACAGATTATGTTGATACCACATATCTTCTACGTAGTTAGTTGCATAAATTGCATCTTCTGGACATTCTGGTTCACATACCCCACAGTCAATACATTCTTCTGGATTGATGACTAACATATTTTCACCTTCATAAAAACAGTCTACCGCTACGGGCAGACCGTGACACAAGTAGTGTGTTTACACATGATACATTTATCATCTACTACATAAGCCATAGTCTGCAATTTCCTCCTTTATAAGGTTTCCGACCTTTTACGGGACATATTTTTTTATGTCTACATAGTTTTTTATACATTCACTATATCCGCCAAATCTTTTCTTAGGTTTATACTTTTCGACGGATTCTAAAATTTTTTGTTCTGCTATTGCAGTATTATACATTGTGTTTTTCACAGAGTCAACTATCTCTTAAGTATTTTTTAATTGATGACGGAATTAAGTCTTCTAAAATTTCATTACCTTTTAGAACATTTTCACGCCAGTCTATTAATCTTAAATTATCAACACCTGCTACTATATCTGGTGGAATATTATTATCAAATCCTTTGGATACAGGATATATATGATCTAAGTGAAATCCTTTATCTTCTCCTGCCAGTTTTCTAGGTTTATTCTCAGGATTAATAATGCTCTTATATTGAGTATATGTTTTTTCTGTTAACCAAGCTACTTTATTTCTGTAATCTAATAATTTTCTGTTATAGTCCTCTCCATTATATCTAGGACTGTTATCTTTACTTCTATCCTTTCCAAACCAATAATTGCCGGATCCTTTCCACTTATCTGGCGAAAAATAATTACCAGATCTTTTCTGACCTGTCTGTTTATCTGCATACGAAGCTACTCGAGGATCTTCAGATGTTAATCCTTTATTCCAAGGAATTTTTCCTTTTAATGAAGCAGATAAATTTTGTTTATGGCTTTCGGTCATAGGTCCATATGTTTTCCCTTTATTGCTTTTACTTATTTTTTGTTTCCACTCTTTGGATAACTTTCTGCCTTTAGACTTACTACTAATTTTTTCTTTTGATTCCTCAGAATGTTTCCAGCCTTTGGCCTTTCTTGTTTCTACCCGTTTCTTTATTATAGCAGGGCATCTGTCAAATCTATGCGCACAGCACCATTTTTTATTCTTGAATTGAAATTTAGCAGATTTTCCGCAACCGTAATCACATAGCATAAGTTTATCTCCTTGCTATGTTATTTAGTCAAACTTACCCTAAAAGCAGATTATTTTATAACCGGCTCAGCCGAATGAGTGTGGCTGCTAAATTTATCTCGGGGTCACTCACCAGCGTGTGATCTACCATGCCCTGCTTAATTATCAGCACAGCCCTGTCCTGATTTTCTTCTTCTCCGAAAATTTCTAAATTGTCATACAGCCAACGATAGACTTCTTCCATCTCTTCAGCTCGTAATTTGCCACAGAGAAGTTTACGAGCATCTTGAATTTTGCCTGCCTTGAATAAATCGACCATGTCAAACTTCCAATCAGCCTCGCCTTCGTCACCTTTGCTGGGTGCATTTAATTCGCTGTTGCTGACATTCTGTTGCACCATGTTGATTGCTTTGCGTAGATCAGGATAGGCAACTTTTACATAGTTATCAAGAGTTTCGAGATCGAACGCAACGTTTTCCTCTACCAAAATAGTAGCTATGCGAGCTGTGAATTCTGTTTGATCGATTTTTTCAATATGAAACCCTTGGCAACGCGAGTGAATAGCAGGAATAATTCTGTTAGGATAGTTACAAGTCAGGATAAATCGCGCAGTATTGTGATACTCTTCCATTACGCCGCGCAGTGCTGCCTGTGCGTTGGGTGACAGATAGTCAGCCTCATCTAATAACACCACCTTGAACGGACCAAACGGAATCATCTGCACAAAATTAGTTATTTTATCTCTCACATCTTCTACAGAGTTGGTGCGACTGGCATTTATTTCTAATACATCGTATTCTTCTACGCCTAACTCATTTATTAATACCTTTGCCATTGTGGTCTTGCCAATCCCTGCACTGCCACTGAATAACAAATGAGGAATACTCTGATCTTTGACCCAAGTTTCAATTTGCTTTCTCTGAGATTCGTCCTTAAAGACATAATCAGCAGTGTTTTTAGGTCTCCATTTCTCTACCCAAAGTTCTTTCATTTTTGTCTCTTCCAAATGTCGTTTGTGTCGTATGTAAAGCTGCCGATGAATTCGCCAAAATCCCAGTCGTCGGGAGAAAGCAAGCTTAACATATAATCGTGTCCTGTCCAATACAAGTGGTAAGTTTTACCAACTATAGGAATAAAGTTGTAACGTGCAGTATAACAGAGTTGTGTATCCTCTGCAAGTTTTAATAATGCTTCATATTGTTCTTTTATTTCATCTAATTGTTGATTTAAGTGGTGGTTAGCAGTATTGTGCCTAGTTCTAAATCCAAGATTGTCTGGGACAGTAATTGCAGGTGCACCCACATTGCTGCCATAGGGCAGACTCATGGGATTTTCTGCAACCATCTTTGACTTATTATCGGACATAAGGTGCCAGTTCGGGAGGTTGCCAGCCTTCTGGTTTTAATACTTTCCCGTCATCTCTCTTGCAAACCTTTCCTGTTTCGGAATCTACCTTGGCAAAGTTTGTGCGCATCACTTCATTCCACGCACCTTCTAAATCTGCACCCATCGAGTGTCCCGCGCCAATAGTCACAACTAGAATATCGACGAGTGCATCCAGTACTTCAACCTCGTCTTGATCGTCGATTGCTTCGATCAATTCGTTCATTTCTTCGGCGATTAGTTTTACATACATGCCCATTTGTTCTGGATTGGGCTCTCCCACAGTTTGGTCACACGCAGTCATAAAGTCAGATTGATCCTTGAAAGGATTAGACATTGTTTCTCCTTATTTTGATAGATGCTTTATAATAGTTTCTTTTTCTCTTTCATGCAACCATTCCTCTTCGCCTGCAAACTGCGGACAAGTCTCGATTTGTTCATCTAAGAGGAATTTAAGCTCGTATAGTTCTTTTTTGAGCTCAAAGGAAGTAAAGCCCTCGTTGTAAGGGCTTTTACATTCTCGTGCTATTTGCATTATTTGAGTTTTAAGATCTTGGGGGTTCCAATCTTTTTTTCTTAGGTACATGGTTTACATAAAATCGCTAGGGTCAACTGTAAAACTTTCGCCGTCGCTGTGTTCCTGACCAATATAATCCATGTTTGGCTTCCCTTCGCCAGTAAAAATACCTATAATACCGTCGGGATCTGCTTTTTGAATCTCAAACTCGTCATCGCCGTCTGCAATTTTTATTTTTCTACTCCAGCGGCCGTGTTCCAGTAGTATCCAATCACCGACACCGAATTCGAGATTTTTTTGGGTGGGCCCAATATCAAACACTTTGGCCCAACGTGGCTTAACACCGTGGCCTTTTGCGTCGTCGTTGTTAAGGATAATTCCACCGGCGGTTTTCATTTCGCCGAAATACATATCTCTAACCAAAATATCTTCGCCTTTAGCGCGAACTTTGCCTTCTATAGCATACACTGACATTTATTGATCCTTAGAAATTTCATCTTCTCGCACACTGCGAGGATTTTTATTGTAGTAATCCTTTAAAATCTCTTCACGTGTTCTCACAATCTCTCCGCGAGGTCCTAATTCGTCACCTCTTGCATTTACTCGAATATTCCCAACTGCTGGTTCTAGTTCGTTTTGGAGAGATAGCCTTTCCATATCAACTTCTTTACCTTTAAGGCTTTTGTATACCTTACCCATCTGCGGTCTCCTTGAAAAATTCTTCTATTGGTAGTTTGTATTTAATACTGTCCACCCTATGAACCCCTAGTAAAAAGAGCACATAACTTGCCACGCTTGAGCCTCGTCCGACACCCCACACAATGTTGTTGGCCTTTAGTGTATCAACAATATATTTCATGCAACGCAACACGTCGAGCATGTTCTTTTTCTTGTATAGGGTCATTTCCTGTTCAACTCGAACGTGTTCTTCTTTTGTGTTACAGAGGGATAAAACATGGCTTTCTATGTCTAGATCTCGATATTCTTGAGGAACAAACCACGCATTTGGATCTGGCTCTTTTGGAACGGGGTATTTGAGATGTTCTTCAACTAGTCTATTTTTATATTGTTCGAGATCGTCTTTGGTATCGGCGTATAATAGAACGTCCGGACCGAACATTCTTACGCCTTCAATAAGGTCTTGCATAGAATTTTTATTCGACATTAATTAATTGATCGAGACTATCGTCGTCATTGCCGGTCTTTTTCTTGAGAGACCGAGTTGTTAATTCTTCTCTGTATATTGTAATAAATGTTTGTAGTTGTGTCAAGATATAAGGATTATTTTGACGTTGCGCAGATAGATATTTTTTGCTTAAATCCTTGATTTTGGTTTCAAGGTCAGCATCGGAAAGTTCTTCTAAATTACCCTGAAAAGGGTGAAACATTAGGAAAACACCCCAAGATATTGCATGAATATCACATCGCTGTTATGTCTCCACACTTTAACAAATGTAGGATCAGTGTCTGAGTCTACGGTTAGTGTTGCGGGGAAGCTGGGATCTTTCTTAATTACTGTTCCACCGCTGGTAACAAAGTTTACTGTTCTTTGTGTTCCGTCGTTGTAAAATTCTAGAACAATTTCACCTTGACCTTCGGGAGCATCTGTTGCGTTGGGGTCCCCTGGCAAATTTAAGAAATCCACGTTTATGTCTGCGGCAACTATATAGATTTGGTAACTGCCGTTTCTATAGTCAATGGTTGTAGGGCTCTGTGTAACGGAACCGCCAGTAAACTTACTGTTAAATATGTTTTCAAAAACACCATTTGTAATTTTATTGCCATCAAAATCATTGTTTTGATTTAATTTTGCACTAAAGTCTTGTAGTGCTTCTACTTCGGACTGTGCAACTCTTAGACTTTCTTTGATGGTGTCAAAATTGTCTCTAAAAACTTGTGTATCGTTGTCTTGTCCTGCTACAGGAAAATTTTCATTTATTCCTAAGTATTGAATTTCACTCACGGTTCTTTTTCTCCAATTTGTGGAAATGCAAGATATTTATCTTCAATTTCCCCGTCTAAAATATCTATTACGTATCTATCACTTTCGAAGTTCAGTTGTTTAAAATCGAACCCACTTGCACGTATTCTATCTAAAACAGTTTGCCCTCTATCAGGTTTAGCATAACACAGAACCAGTGCTTTTGTATATCCCAGCTCAAATGTTCCGGATTCCTGTATACTGCGCATCCATAACGGTAAAAATGTTCTATCACGTTTGCCTATGCGCTCGATTCTATCGCGCATGTTTGTTATGCTGTTGGGGAATATTCTCTGGTGATCGCTATCACTTACATAGGGAATGTCGCTATCAATTGTAATTGCATCGTAGCTGACCAACACAGGACTGTTTATAGAATCACTTAGTTCTATTTCAGGTGAAATGCTGTTTCCGTTCGTTTCATATTCATCATTTACTTCTACATAAACTGCTTCGTAGAGTGTTTCCTGTGTTTCTGGATCTTTGGCAACGGCGATCTTTACATCTCCAAAATAGATACGTTTTCTATAGTGATTCCTGCTCATTGCCTGTACGTATTCAACGGCGTCTTGAGATTCTATTCCTGCATAAATTAAAACTCTAAGATCAGTTTGCACACTATATTCGGGATCGCCGTATCTATACAAATCATCTGGTCTAAAAATTTCTGCATCTGTTATAAAATCACTCCAATAGAGCCTTTTGTCTTTGTTTTGCAGAGCTTTTATATATAGGCTAGCAAAACTTCTGTTTTCAGTAACAGGTATTGTGATATTAAAGGTTCTAAATGTTTCAGCCAGGCTAGCAAAGTCTCTAGCTTTTACTGTAAAATCGAATTTTCGATCGAATGTTGTTGAGTTGCTGTCAAATGTTGTATCAAATGTTTTAGATCCTGCACTGTCATCTGTTGCACTGTCGCTTTCAAAAAATCTTGTGAGACCGAGCCCTTCCTCGTCTGCAAACTGTTTTACTTTCCCTGTTATAATTCCTGTGGGCAGTAGTGTTAGTCCTGGCGGAAGTTCGCCGTCTTCGAGACTGTAAAATACCTGTCCGCCGTATGCTGTTGTTTCTGCCTTTACAAACTTATTACTAGGTTTATTAGGTGCTAGTTCGCCTCTGTTGCTGGGCGTAGTCCATTGAATCGAGCTTTCGATTTCGCCTATAATATCTATTGTAAATGTTTTTGGTACAGTGGTGTAGCCTAGAGTCCAAAACTCGCCCTCTTCGGGTGTGTTGTTTCTATTGACTTGAGCTGCTATGTAGAGATCACCATCGAATTTTACAGCATCGTCTTTGTTGTATATGACAGAGTTGCTCCATTCTCCTCGTAAATTATATGAAGGAGTTCCTGTGTCAGGAAAATTAATAGCCAAAACAGTAAATTTGTATTGTTTGGTTACAGCATCTTGGTAAGGTACGGATCCTGCAACTTCCCCAGAAACGGTGTCCAGGCTCATACCAGGCGGAAGTTCGCTGGCTGTTCCATCGGGATTTTGATTTTCTAATATATAGGTAGTTACGCCAGGTAGACTGGGCGGATCATAAACTTCTAAAAACAGTGTTACATAGTTTTTGGCTCTATATCTTCCCAGGTAACTGTCTGTGATCCAAATAGGTTCCCTGTTACCGTCGGAATCTGCTTGAAAGAGATTGGTATCTACTTCTAAAATGTTGTTGTCTGCTCTCAAAAACTCTTCGGTAACCACGTAAATTTTAAATAATCTTTCTTCTACTGCTAGGCCGTCTGTTATTCCCACTGTAAAACTGTAAATTCTACTTAGTCTTCTGGGTATAATGTTAGGTTCGTTATAGTCGAATGTTTGGTTGTCGTAGAAAAAAGAATCGTACCCGTTGGTGTTTATTCCTCCAATGTCAAGTGGTATTGTATCAAATCGATTTGTATCGTATCCGCCGTCTGCGTTTCTAGAAAAGTTTATAGCAAACACAGGATCAGTAAACCCGGAGATTAAACCGGAGGACGAAAGTTCGAGGCCCGGAGGGAGCTCGCCGGCATTGGGGATTAGAAAGAATTCTAATTGTTGGCCGGCTAGTAGATCAGGATCTCTTGCGACTAGTTGTAAATTCACCTGCGCATTATCTAAGACAAAGTATGCGTCTGCTGATCCCACATTTAAAAAACCTTCAGGAGTAAGAAAAATTGGACTGTCCGCACCGTCAACAGAGATCTCAAATGTGCGATCTTTGATGCTAACACCGTCGCTTGCTCTAATTGCAAATCTGCTGGTGGTAAATTTAGCAACTTCTGTTGGACTACCTAGTATCTTATTGCCTTCTAGTCTCAAGCCCCTGGGTAGATCGCCTGCCAACAAAGAATAGCTTATTTCGCCTTCTGCGGAACGAGCTTCTAACTCTATTTCGAGTAGGTTTCTTTCAGAAAATATTCCTATGTCTCCTGCAGGTGTGATCCAATCGATCGCCATAATTCTATATTCCGCCGAGATCTAGGTCTATTCTGCTTCCACTTCGAAGTGTGCCAAAGTCTATGTTAGAATTTGCAGTGTTAAATTGTACTGCGTTATCGAATTGCCCGTCGATAGCACCAAAATCATAGTTTTGTAGTATTTCTGTTACCGGAAGAATGTTTTTAATAAACAGACTTGACCCAATTGCAGTGACCTCAATGTCTTTGACGCCGGAATAGGATGCTCCGGCCGACTGTCCCTGCACAGTTATCTGCTGAAAGGTACTTGCTTTGATGCTGCCAGAATCGGTGTCGAACTGTGTAAAAGCATCTGGCTGAGTAGAATTTATTTCTACAGAATCGAGAAATTCGTCGATTCGTATTTTTCTTCCGCCTACTAGGCTTTTAAATTCTAGAGTAGCGCCGGTCTGTTGCTTAAATAAACCCGCGCCTGTTTCACCGAGATTTACGGCAGTTGTTGACAATTCGTTCGACAACTCAGTAAAGTTTGCGTTAACCTTTTCAAATGCAGTGCGTAGATCATCGCCTAGCCCGTCATTTACTCTGTTACCTATGTTAATTAAATCTACCATTATTTTTCCTTACCACGTGTCCGACGACAATTCTATTCTTTTCCATATAACCGTGCTTTCATCAAAATCTGCCACACATACATATAGATAATTTTCGTCTATGGCTATCATTCCTCGCTCGTCGCCTTGAGTTCCTGCTGGACTTGCTGGCACATTTTGCACATATACTTCGGAAAAGTTATCATTAATTTTATTAAAGGCAGAGCGAAGACTGTCTCCGGTTCTATCGTTTGCTGATTGGCCGATGTTTATTGTCTGCTTTGCCATTTTACGCTCCTATTCCGCCGTTTAGTGTTTTAACTAATGCCGCCAACCTATCAATGGCCTCTCCCACAGTGGTTGGTGCGTTGCCGTTCCAGTCGCTTGCGGTTGCGGGTGTATAAACAACTTGGCCATTTACACCATCTATCACCATTGACGAATCGTCTGCAAATACAGAACCTGTAATATCTGCTGTTATACCATTGTTGCCAATCGAAATGTTCGATGCGTTTACTATTAAATCATCAACAATCGACAATGTCATTAGACCAGCCACAGCCGTACCAAAGTTGCCGGATGCTGAAATACCTACAGAATCTACTGCTACTGAGATATCTCCGTCTGATGCGAAAGACAGATTATCGGTTACGGAGAATGCTGACGATCCCCCGTCAACAAAACTAAAAGATAAGCCAAAATCGTTAATCGAGAATGCTGAATTCGTTGTGCTGTTAGCTGTGAACCCTGCTCCACTTACCGTAAAAAAGTTTCCGGGATTAGACCAATTTCCAGTTAGTGTTCCTGGTATAACTGCATTAGCTCCGTCTACAAGCTTTGTGCTGTCGTCGGCAAACACAGATCCTGTAACATCACCTAGATGATACCCTGTAGTGTTGCCTAGTATGTCAATTGTTCCAATGCCATCTAGATTCTCTGCTGGTATAATACCGTCAACGCCATTTACAAGTATTGTCGAATCGTCGGCATACACACTGCCATTGATATCAATATTTTGACTTATTTCGATTTTTAGTGCATCAGCAACAGGATTGTTAGTTAATTGTATTCCGTAACCCGGCTCCAGTGTCAATTGATCGGTTGTTATGTCTGCTACAATATCATTGATGCCAAATGTGTCGTCTATCAGTCTAATTCTACCAAACGCAGGCTGTGCTGGTGCACTGTTTTGTATAGTTGCGATACCAGTTGCAGTTTCTGTAGAAACTGTAATACCGAATCCGCCCTGAACTTCTATTACCCCTGTATTGGTCAAAGTCGGGTTTCCTGATGCGGAATCTACAGCAATTCCTATGCCTTGTGTTCTTCCGTTTAGATTGTTTGTGTTCTCAATAGTCAATACACCCGTGTTGGTTACGGTTATATTACCCGTAGAACTTGAAACATCTATTCCCGAACTGGCAGCTAGTGCTGTTACGCCTGTGTTGTCAAATGTTATTGATTCGGCTGAGCTATCTACACTTAGTCTTATAGAATCTCCACCCAGCAGGTTTAGTGTATCAACAAATTCATCCGCGGCTACCCTATTTCCGTCTTCGATTTGGACTGCCTTAAAGAATGTTTTATCGGGATCAATTATAAGACTTCCGTTAACTGTTGCGTTTGCCGGAAGCTCAATAGTGTTGTCTACACCTTTTATTTGTGCTGATCCTATCCATAACCCGCTGTCCTCGCTGTCAGAATCAGGAATAAACGGCGACAGATAAATCGACTTCCATCTCTGTGTTTCGTCGCCAAGCGTGTAGACGTCATTTTCTGCAGGCCATAGGCCTGTGTATAAATTCCTAAAGTCTAAATTAGCAAAGCTGGTAGTTGTTTGTATTTCTCCTCCGCCCGACGGATTAACATCAAACCCTGTGCCATCTAAGGGTGCCGTAAGCTCTTCGTCTGTAAATAGCTCTACTTCTGTATCAGATACTGCTTTAATAAAATAGGTGTTGTTGTCTAGTTGCGAAACACCTGTTGCAGTCAGTGTTGCTTGAGCTCCGCTAGTGAAATCGTTAGATTCGACTGTTACAACTCGCACAGGCGTGCTTTCAGCCGTGCCTGTTTCGATGTGAGCTATTTCTGCTGGTGTATTTCTTGCAAGCGCTGCACCTAGCAGTGTAAAGTTTTCGTTTATTCTTTGCAGAGCATCGTCAAAATTACTCCAAAGTATTGGTGCAGTCCCAGAAGATATATTTGAATTATATGCCATTTATGATCTCCCTACCGCTACTTCTATTACGCCTACGCCGTCGCCGTCGTAGTCTTGTATAGCTTTTCCTACAATGGCACCGGGAACTACTTCTGGTGACCTCACCGCAACTCCTTCTATTTCAGACGTGACAAGTATATCGCCCTTGCGTATTTTTCCTAATACCTTAACAGGAACCCTTCCTGTAAGTGCAACTAGATTTTTTAAACCGGGACAGCCTGTAAACATTGCAAAGCCTGCTGTGTTCGAAACAACTCCTGCTATCCTTGTGTCTGCATATCTGGTAGTTGTAGTTACTTCTTTGTCGCCACCGAACACAAGCACAGTGCCTACTTCGTATTCTCTGTCACCTTCGTAGTATTCGGCAACGTCTGCCGAATATGTTGCTTCAAATCTTGACTCGTTGGGTGAAGTTCCGGTAAGCGTCCACCTTCCTGTAACGGTTCCGGGCTGAGTATTTCCGCCAGTTGTAAGAGAAGATGTCTGAACTTGGCTACACGTAACAGGTGCATCGTCGGCACCGTCCAATGTTTTAAACTCGTGAACATCGTTTCTATACTGGTTCTTTTTATCGCTAGCAAGACTACCATCAGAAAGGAATATACCCCCTGCTCCTTCGTAAGCATAAATCTGTAAATATCCGCCGGTTGCTGTAACGGTTGTATCTAGCGCGTCTCTGCTGTCGATCTGTAGTTTGGATAAATCGCCTATTCTGGCCGCAAAATCGCCATTACTGTCGCGCTGTATTAATTTGTTATTATCTGACGCGCCTGTATATGCCGCTGATGCTTCTACTATACTGTAATCAACGTCGTTTGCATTTGATGAAGTGTTATCTCTGCGAATAAAACCGGTTTGTGAAAATTGATTCTTCTTAATTGCTCCGCCATCGTTTATAACATCTTCATACGATACTGCAATAACATTGTCAATAGTCACAGAAGGATTAGCTATCACATGCTTGGCATTGATTTGTTCAATCTTGGTTGTAACAATTCCGTTGTCTTTTAATTCAATCCAACCGTCCGTAGAAACAAATTCTGCATCATTAAAACTTGCGACACCGAGCGTAGACTGAATGGTTTGTAGATCTCCTGATTCAGCCTCCTCTAGCGTTTGCGCTAGATTCATGTTCAATTTGCTTTGTAGAATTCCATCAGCTTCAAATTCTGTATTGTTTGTAGGCAGTTTAACGTCAGTATCGATGATAGTATCAGGAACAATTTGAACATCTAAGGTGTTCGCTGTAGATTCCAAGTTAAAAGATACGTCGCCTACTACGTCAACATTAACTGCTTCGTTGCCTACTCCGGTAAATGTTAAAATTTGATTTGCTTGAATGTTAGTAATGTCGAAATCTTGTAGATTAGCAAAAGTAACACTTCGTAGATTTACTGCATCTTGCGGATTAGTAGGATCAGCTAAATCTGCAATTTTGTTATCGCCCAGGCTCATGGTATTTTTCATGGCTAACTGGCCGTCAAGCGCCATAAAACCTCCTGTTTCAGAAGGAATTAAAGAACCCGAAGGAACAACTGCTCCACCGTGAGAGATTCCTAACCGTCTTTCAATATATACCCTGGTAGCATTTTCTGTAGGAACCGTATCAACCGCATTATCTGCAAAAGTCGCGTCTACAGAAAATTCTGAAATAGGCACGCCACGTTTAAAACCAAGACCGTCTAAGTTAGAAAGGGCAATGCTTGCCGCAAATGTAACCGAACCTGTTCCTTGGTCGACCTTGAAATAAGGACCAACTTTAAAGTTACCAAATTGATCTGTGGTGACAAAAAACACACGACCAACATCTCTTTCGACTACTTCATTAGATTCGTCCGGTGCATTTACGCTGTCACCGAATATTTCGTTTGGATAGTTTGTGTCGGCATAAGAGCCAGTTCCAATTTCGAGCAAATCATGCGAAGTAACACGAGTTAGCGCAATTCTTACCGTTAACGTTCCTAAAGCTCTTTGATCTCTAACAGGGACAGCACTTTGAATTGTATAACTGCTTGTATAAGAAACAATACTATCTACCAAATCTCTATTCAATCTTAGAATAGCATATGGTTCGCTTAAGTCGCCTTCCGACACGTATTCATTAATAATGTATTCTTCGCCCTTAAAAACAAATTTAGACCCGGGTATACGACTGCGATCTTGCGGCGCCACCGGAACCACTGCAAATTCTCTGTCTCCTGCGCTACCTTGCACCTTGCTGAAACTGTGTGTTCCTGATTGTGTGCCAGATGTGTCTAATGCAACCACGCCAATTATCGGATAGACAGCCGAAACTTGAAATTCGGTTGGGCTTATTATATTTTGTACGAAAAAGTTTTGTCCTATAGTTACAGGTGTTGGTAATTCGCCAGTGGTAAAAAATCTAATTACATCCTGGGATTGTAAGCCGTGCGGCTCTGCTGTTGTAAATGTTGCACTTGCTCCAATAGAAATAGTTACCTCTTGCGGTGGTGTAGCAGGCAACTGCGGTTGAAACAGCGTCATATCATTATAATTGTAATTTTCGCGTGTTGTAGTTTTAGTAAGACCCGTTTGGAAATATGTATGAACACCAGAGCCTGTATCTGTTATTTCTACAGGATTTCCGTTCTTTGATTCAGAAATTTGAAAAACGGTGTCTGTTAAACCATCTTCTATTACAAAATATTCTTCAGGACCTAAGCCGGTTGGTAGACTTCCAGTGGTGTTAAAGGCAATGGTATACCCGTTAATCAATTTATGAGGACGCACCCCTTTGACTGATACATTTCCGGTCGTAAAAGTACCTGCAGGCGGCGGATCTCCGGCTTCTAGTGTACTTAGGACAAACTCATTATAATTAGGAACTTCTACAACAAAATAAGTAACGCCTTCTAGTAAACCATTACTAGAAGTTGTTGGAACAAATGTATCTCCGATTCTAAGCCTATGATTATTGGCGGTAATAAAATACTCAAAACTAGAATCCGAAGCAATTTCGGTAATCTCGGTTAAAACACTTAGTTCGCCGGGGTTTCCTGTTGTCACTACTTCGATTTCGAATTCTTCGTCTACTTCATTTGAATATGCACTAAATTGCAATACACGATACACTTCTGGAGTTTCATTCAGCACAAGTCCAGTAGAAGGACGTACAGCTACATCTTCTAACTGTCCGGTTAGAACAAGTGTTGATTTTACCCTGTAGGACATTTTAGTGCCATCTGGAATGGACTGAAATAATCCTTCAAAATTTCCTGTAGAGTCGCTTGATAGATTTAATCGCGCTACGCCTTCGGGTAGACCATCTGTGCTGACAGATGTAACAGGATATCTAACAATAAAATTACTATGATCAACTTCTAACTCGCCGTTTTCTAGAGGTGTATAATCATATCCCTCTACAAACACACTTAACCCTTCCTGTTCGTTAGCGAAAGATGCAGGAGACGCTTTGCATATTACTCTTTGTGCAAAATCGTAGTACGGATCAGTAGGGGTAGGAACTTCTAAAGGATCAGACCCTGCTGCAACTAGGCCATATACACCGTGTGCAGACGAGCCGCCTACTGAACGTATTTGAGCTCCGTTCAATGCATAATAAGAAGCAAAGTTATAGTATGTAAACATGGAAACGGCTTCGGTTAAGCCGCCGTTTGTTGCCAATAGACCAAAACCCATGTCGTTTACCTGAGTAAAGTCATTAGATAACATTGATCTGTTACCTGGCATTAGTACTTCATATTTTACTTGATATTTTAAGGTTCCGCTCCCTGGGCTAGTAGTTTCAACTCCTACACCAGTGCCAGGCAATTCCTCTATTCTAAAGGTATTAGGAGTTATTTCTCCCGGTAAAACATAATACTCTTTGCCTTCTTCGATGCCTGCAGGTAATGAACTGCCTACTCCTTCTGCTGAAAAGACTACTGTTGTACCGCCAGTCAAACCGTGATCGTTTTTTGTAATTACAGCCGGTTCATCTACACTTATGGTACATTCTTGTGCTCCAGGAGCTAGGTTAAACGGTGTGGTTTCATCTAATACAAAAGTAGCTGTTGAGCCTTCTTTGTTGTACTGGAAATTACGAATATAATTAATTGTAAATCTAGTGTCAGCTACAATGAACGAGGCCGGCAATAGTGGAACTCTATCTAAACCACTGACTTTGATCCTTGTTGGATTATCGGTAGAGTCATGGAAAAACTGTAGGTTGCCCGCAAACCCATCAACAAACATGCCACCTGCAAATGTCCATTCGTTTATTGATTTCGAAAAGCTTGCTGACTCTTGACAATACGGAGATTTGGCGAGTACTTGTCCGGTGGGATCCAGAACCATCATAAAACCCCCGTGCCCCTGACAAGTTACAGCACGGATTATGTCTGCATCGTTCATTAAGAAAACGTCCATTTGATTGTTTTCTTTAGGATAATTTACACTTCCGCTGCCATCAATAACGTCGATTAAAACTTCTGTAAGATCGTTTAATACTGCATTGCTATTTGGTTTAGAATCAAATGCTTGATCGATAATTTGATTGACTGTATTCTGTTCTGTATTGCTAATAACCTCATTGTTTATCACGCCTTGCGCTAATTGTAACCAACGATTAATAGCCGCTGTAGTTTCAGAAAGCTGTGTTGTTATTGCAATTCTTCCACTAGCAGTTTCGTAGTATTTTAACCCCGCCGAAACAGTCCTAAAGTATTCTCCGTACCTTAGGTCAAATATAATACTATCTGTTATTAGACCTACATCTTTTTTGCATCTTTCGCTGTCATATGAAAATGAGGTACTGAATGGAGCAATGTTATTTTGTACCTGAGCATTGATCCAGGCTATTACTTCTTCTTGTAAAAACTGCCTGTTCAGTTCTAATAATCTAGCCGCCGCCGAAAACCCTCCGGGATTAGATATTTTTGGATAAACAGGGTCAGCACTGTTTTGTAGGTAATGATACCCAAAAAGTCTTTCTCCGATTACAAGATTGTTTGTTTCATTATCTGGTGTTGGATCTTCTTGGTCTTCTGAAATAGATAAAGATCTGCTTGCAGAAGTGTCAGGATCCGGAATGATTAGGTCGCGTCTAAAACGTTGAAATGCCCAGGGCGACGAACTTGTTCCTTTTTTAGGTCTAACAATTGTTCTTCTAAATTCGTCGCCTATTATAGCAGTATTTGGCGGAATTTTGAGTGGAAAATGCTCCTCATATATTCCAGCTTCAACGAATATACAAATTTGTGTCTGATTAGCAGGGGCTCCGTATGAGATCGGTTCGTTAATTTCAAACGTACCTGAAAGAATTTCGACATCGAAAATTTCATTTCCTTCGCTGTCGAGTGTTCCGTCATGCGCGAGAATCCTAGCAATCGCATTGCTATTTTCACCTTGGAGTAATAAACCCTCTCTTATATCCCTTGTTCTAAATGCTTCTACACTATCGGTAGTTGTTTCCCCTGTGAAATCAGTCTGTTTGCCGTTTGTGCGAATTCTGAAACGAGGTAAGTCGACTTTCAAAACAGGAACATCAGTAAATCCTTGCCCTGGGTCAGTAACCTCGATAGATATGATTGACCCGTTATCGATAGTTGCTTCGCCGAAAGCTCCTGTACCACCACCGCCTTCGGCGCGCGGTGAAACAAGAGTATAATCATTTCCGCCGTTTGTAACACTTATCTGTGCAACTTTATATGTAACGTTAAATTCTGCGCCTTCGCCGAATTCGCTATCGGTTGTTGTTTCTACATTGGTCGAACCCGGAAGTGACGTGTAAAGACCAGATGAAACCTGCTGAAAAGATGTTATAGCACCCGGCGTAGAGGCAGTTGCTAATACTTCAATAATTGCAGTGGCTCCATTTCCGCCTACTAACTCTAATCTATCACCTATTCTGTAGTTTGTACCCGGATTTGTTATTTCTAACGTGTCTACTGACATTGTAATATTTCCAGCAAATCCTGTCCCTGAAATATCTGCAACGTCTATTTCTGCCAGAGTACAAATTCCTTCCCTTTCTCCAAACGTTAAAAGTTTACGGTAAGGACCTAATTCTAATTGTGACTCAAGTGTAATTTCTTCAGCGCGTTTACATGCCGCCTCTATGCTTTTATATGCAAATGCTAAACTTCTACCTTGCTTTTCTTTTCCTAAGTCATCACGCTCGTCGCTGCCTGTTGTAGCAACATATAGATTAACCCCACTAGCAAAGCCAGCATTATCTACATAGTTTTTTGTTGCTGCAACTAATCCGTCAAATACCTCGTCGTCTGAATCTTGTGGATTGCGAGAGAGAACAAGCGGTCCGGTCATTCTACCAAACGCAGAGTCCGATTGACCCGTCACTGGATCTATACCGTCAACACCACCTAGAGAAACTTTACTGTCTGCATAGGCCTTGTTGACAGCGAGCCGGTCCGGGTCGTTTGCTTGGGAACCGTGCGTGTTAGTTAATTGATTTATTGAATCTTGTGTTTCGGTGTTGACAGTGAGATCTGGCAAGTTTCCGATTGGATATCTCTCACCTCCACTAAGTGCATTTAGTGCACCGCCTAAATTAGGAGCAGGATCGCCTGCAACATCAGAGAATTCAGAATTGATAGTAATTTGGTTACTGTTTGTAGTTTGATCTATGCTTACACCAGTACCGCCGATGATCTGTTTGAACTTCAAACCGTCTGTAGTTTGGTTAACAGTTAACAGCGCGTTTTCATTCCCAGCATATGTGGCAGGCGTGTCATCTAAACCTATAAAGGTTAGTCTCTCGCCAAGTCCTAGAGAGCTGTAAAGTTCTCTGAAGTTGTCATTTACCTTGCGAAACGAATCACGAATACTATCGCCGGTTCCGTCATTACCGACATCACCAATATCAACAATTTTTCTTGCCATGCTAGCCCCTGATTTAATGCTTATTGGTATTTATCAAGTAATTCTAAAAGCCTAATGTAAATACAGGATGTTCTTAGGAAAAAGTTTAGAATATAGGAAGCATGTTCGGACAAGCAAGCTGGGTGTGAATCATGAATATACTAGAACTAGAACTGTATATCATTTGAAATGTGATCATTGTGGAGAAGAATTCACAAGAAACCCCAAAAACATGCATCACAAACGAACCAGTAACAATTTTTTTCATGTGTGTAAACACTGCGATGCAAAACGTTTTGCACAAAAGAAAGGTGTAGAACAAAAGAAAATATGGGATATGCCCGCAGGCGCAGATTTACCTATTTCTAAATATTAGTTTTCGTGCAGTACAATTACACCACACGCAAGCCTGTCGCCCGCATTACCAGTTTTAAGGCTTTCGCTATCGCCGCCCTTGCCAAGGTCGTCTTCATCTTCGTGTATTACGATTGCTCTGCCTACTACACTTCTTTCTCCGGCCAAAGCAACTCTAGGTGCTTCGATTAAGAAATCAGCAAATCCGTTTTCGTCTGCTGTAACATTGCCTAGATCACCGACATGTCCTTCGTCTACGTCACCGTGATCTACACCGTCTGGATTGTAGTGTCCGCCTGCACTCTCACAACCGTTGCTTAGATCGCCGAATTCGTGAATGTGAAAACCGTGTTCGCCCGGGCCTAACCCTGAAATTTGCCCACGTATGAGCGTGGGACCGTTTCCTTCCTGCATGAGAACAATTCTGCCTTTTACTGTCTCGCTGTGTTCTAGCTCGCAAGATGCAGTAATTCTATTTTTGTCTTCGACAATGTTCTGTACGCTTTCGCACTGACATTTTTTAGCACGTGTTCTAGGGCAGTTGCTCATTTCTTTTATTCTCATGCAAATATTTATTAAATATGACTAGGAGGACAACACAATGTTTAAATGGTTGAAAAATATTTTAAGTGGTTCTAATTCGGCTAATACAGTTGAGAAAGAACCCAACAACTACAGTCAGTATAAAACTGCTACAGCCGATGCAGGATCAGCAACAGGAGCGACAGCTTCGCAGAGCACTAAACCTGCTCAAAAGAAATCCACAACTAAGAAAACTGCTGAGCAAACACCTGCCAAGCGTGGTCGTAAAAAGATCGGTGTTACCAAAACCGATCTTAACAAAATGAACAAAGATGAGCTAGAAGCTTACGCTAAGAAGGAATACAAAGTTGATCTTGATAAGCGTCGGAAGAAAGCGGATCTTGTTGCAGAAGTGTTGAAGCTTGCGAAGTAAATTCTTCGTAGAGCTTCATGCTCGCCAAGTTCTTACACTTCGACTCTACCATAATATCAGCGTATTCCCAAAACTCTTTAGCCCACGTATTACAGGCTGTGTTCCACATATAGTCTGAGTGGGCACGGAGTTTTTGTTTCTTGTATCCCCACTCTAATAATTCCGCCATATCAGGTTGTTTATCTGCAGGATGCAGGTTAAGTAGATCCTCGCGACTTAGTGAGTAATGAATTACAGGACGTCGAGCTCCTCGCCACGAATCAATCACACGACGAAATCTATCGTCGGTGGGCTGTATGTATTCACCTTCACGCACCCAGTGGTGGTGGATATCGAGTACAAGTGCAAGGTCGTCTGCAAGTTCGAGACTGTGTTCGAGTCCCCATCGGTTTTCATCGTTTTCGATTGTGATAGTGTTTCGTGCTTCTGGCGAGAGTCTCTTAAGGGCGTCTTTAATGCCCTGTGGACCTCTTCTACCCGATATATGTACATTGCATTTGAAGTCCTGAAAGGTCCTGCCATATCCCATCCAGCGGATGACATCGGTGTGATATTCAAACTCTTCTATGCTCCTCTCTACAATTTCATCATTATCACTAGCCAACACAGTAAATTGACCAGGATGCATGCTAAGCCGAACATCGAGACTTCTAGCCAGTTCGCCGACTTGAGAAAACTGTTGTTCGCAGTAATCACGAACGTCGCCATGCTTCCAAAAATAACTCCAAGTAGGCTCGGTATAAACAGGGAGGACATCACTGCCGAGTCTAACCATTCTAAGCTCATAGGACAAACTTCCTACATACTCAATCAAATTGTAATATGATTGAATGTTGTGTTCCATCAACTCCCACAAGCGTTGCTCCGCGATATCGCGAGTTTGACGGTTAAGCCACTGCACAGTAGTGGACCGTGTATTTAGCGGACGCTGTATTTGTTCCAGTTCTCGCTTAGGCAAAGACTGGTCGTCGTGCATGTACTTGCATGCAAATGCAATTCGTTTCATAGTTTGATAGTACTTGATTTATTGCCAGTTGTCAATCACAAAAGGATCACGCACGTCTGCAGGATTAGGATCACCGTGAAAAACAGCAACAGAACAATCTGCAGGAGGGCGTACATCTTCTTTGATTTCTCTAAATCGTCTTTTGCCACCTTGTATCATAAGGTCCTGCTTCCTGCGAATTTCCCATTTATAACTTTGAATCCAGGTATCGGGGAAGAATTTTAAGACATCCTGGCTTTTTTTAAATATCCAGTCCTGATCGCCATGCATTCTCAGAGCATTTTGCGGTTTATTAGAAAAGTCCTCCCAAATATGAGTCTGAGTTCCTGCATTCCAGGACATTACACTGCTGTTAAGCTTGTTCCATGTAGGATAAAATTTTCTATTAAAATCGCGTGTCCCTACAAATTCAGATGTGCAATACTGTGCAAGTCTATCTATATTATTGAACACGATAACATCTAAGTCAAAGTAAAGAATTCGCCCCGATAAGGGCAAGCTGGGATCAAACATATGTACTTTGTGCCACCAGCCTTTGGTGTATCCTGCATTTCGTTGCACAATCGATCTCACGCCTTCTATAGGCTTGGGCTCGTCTGTGAGACAAACGAATTCGTAAGGAATTGTTATATGGCGAGAGACCATATTCCTCAGCCTCTCAACATATGGAATTCCATACTTGTTTCCAAATTTAACGCAGAGAACTGTGACTGGTGAAGCCGCTGTTGCTTGGTTTTTTTTGGCGAGCTTGTTTTGACGCTTTTCTAGTTTGCGCAGATCTTTTTCGTAGCGACGCTGTTGTTTAGTTAAATTTGCTTGAGACTTCATACAATTTTTTGATTTCTACCAAATAATTCTCAAGTCTATTTAACTCGATCATGTTAGGACCGTCACTGGGTGCACGGTCGGGATCTTCGTGTGTTTCAATGAACACCGCCGACACACAGCCAGTTGCCATTGCGGCTCTGGTCAAATATTTTACCATGGTTCGATCGCCGCCGGATGACTGTCCCAATCCGCCAGGCTGTTGCACGCTATGTGTAGCATCAAATACCACGGGGTAACCAGTGCGCTCCATAATGGGTAGAGAACGCATGTCAACCACAAGATTATTATATCCATGTGTGTAGCCTCTTTCAGTTAATAGTATTTTTTCGTTACCAGTGCTGGCAATTTTGTCAGCAACCTTTTGCATGTCGTAAGGTGCTAAAAATTGTCCCTTTTTGACATTGACTGCTTTGCCTGTAGAACCTGCTTTTAATAACAGATCTGTTTGTCTACAGAGAAAAGCAGGAATTTGGTATATGTCTACTACACCAGAAAAGTATTCTTCTATGTGAGAAATTTGATCTGTTTCGTGTACATCTGTGAGGATGGGAACATCCAATTCCTGTTTGATTTGTCCGAGAATCTCGAGTCCTCGATCGATGCCAACGCCGCGTTTGCCAGTGAGGCTGGTTCTATTGGCCTTGTCATAACTGCTCTTGTAGACAAAATTTAGACCATGTTTGCCGCATAGTTCTTTTACTGTGCTACAGATTTTACGTGCATGTTCTAGTGTCTCTATCTGACACGGTCCTGCAATTATCATCGGAGGATTGTCGCCGCCGACTTCAAAATCTGCTATCTTAATTGTTTTCATTTCTTTCTCGTTTGTGCCACTGTTCTAAATCTTCTGGTGTGTTGATTTCAATGCCGTCAAAGTCCGTGTGCAAACAGCCTATGTCCCATCCTTGTTTTAGCCAACGCAGTTGTTCTAATCCTTCGACCTGCTCTTCCGTGCTGATTTCATATGAAGAATATTTCTCTAATGCCTGGCGTCGATAACCATATATTCCCAAGTGCCAATCACCATAACCGGTCATGCCTCTACCAAACCATAGTGCTCTATCGCCTGCTCTTATCATTTTTACACTGTTCGGATCGTTTTGCAACTCCGTTGGCATGATTGTATAAAGAGTTGAAACATTATATGTTTGTAACAACCATCCGACCTTCTCGATCATTTCCTGTGTTACGTCGGGCATGTCTCCTTGGACGTTAATAAAATAATCTACTTCTGGAAAATATTCTAGTGCAAGTGCACAACGGGCTGTTCCGTTCGCAGCATCGTCTACTAGAATACTGTTGTCAACACAGTTTGCGATTTCTTGATCGGGCGTCAACACATAAGTAGAATACCCAGCAGACACACAAACATGGTGAATGTGTTTGATCATCGGCACTCCGTTTAGATCTACAAGCGGTTTACGAGGAAACCTAGTGCTGTCTAGTCTACTGGGTATTAGTACTACTGATCTCATATTATGGTTCTAATCTCTTTAGTGCATCACGGGGAGCTTCCCAATCCCAACGAGCCTGGCATGGCAGCAATTGTCCAAATGTTACCTTGCGCTGTGCATCATTTCTAGCAGTGTCGCGGTCAACGACGACCTGTCCTGCGTTTCGATCATGCTCGAACACTTCTACCCGCTCTACATAGCAACGACCGTGTGTAACTTCATATACATAGGCGTTGACGTGTTCCCAGATAAACAGCGAACTCATCTCCATAGACACGCCCGACGGCAATACTCGAACAGTGCCTAGCAACCCGCCGGGCACAGTAAGTTCTTCTGTAATGTGTTCTAAACGAGGGTCATCTGCCGGTAGCACAGTAACGTGATCGAAGTAATATTCTAAAAAGTGCTTGATAGGCTTTAGTTCGCCGAACGGCACGATCCAACCATGTTCGTCAATGTCTCCTGCGAACGTAAACTCTACTTCTCTGTCGTAGCCGTGTACGCTTGCACATTCTCCTGGCGAACCATCCGGTTCCTGATCGAAATACTGTGCGTGGCCGCACGGAAGATATTTAAAACGTTTTGTTGATTTAACTTGAATACCCATCTCTTGCCTCCTGTAGTAGTTGAGTAAGTTTGATGGCGGCAGAATTAGTAGGGATGACGCCAAGTCCTATTATTTTTTATATTATATACGAAAGTAGTTATCAAATCAATCGAACAGGGCAATATTTTTAAAGCTGACATTTGGATACTGCCACTGCTTTGGCATTTGCCAATCTTTGCGATTGTATATCTCAAAAGATTTATTTGGCGAATGTTTAAAAACCTTGGCAATTTGACATACCCAAAAAACATAATCTACCGGATGGCCGTCTGCGTTTGCGTAGTTGCTAGTGCCCTTGTAGACGTTGTTTACGCGTCCGTTTAGTGAATATAGATCAAAGCCCAGCATTGCAATAGAATCGTTCAGCTGTGAAGCTAATAGAACGGCGTAGGGCCCACTTCCCCAATGCAGTGGTTTGTCCTGTTTGTTTTGTCCTGTGTAGGGCAGGCCCGGAAGAATTTGTATGCGCTTGTCTTTCCTCGTCTTGCGAAAATAGCGATACCACTCTTCTCTCACCCAAATCGAGGTTTGCTGTGTGTTGTTGCTGATAACTGCTTCTTCAATCATTCTGCGATCGCAACAAACGAGATGGTCAACGGCATAATCACGATGAAGTGCGTTGCACCCTATAGTTGTGTGGTCTGCAACCGCTTTGTTTAAATCAATATCGTTCCTGCTTTCGCCGTTGCCGATAACAAGGGCTGGTGGCATTTAGTGGATCTCGCCGAAAGGATTCCAAACGCCGGGGTTTCCTGCTTTAGTGCAAACCCAACCTACATGCTTTCTCTGCTCGGGACTTTGGTTCCAAACAATGTCGCCTTGATTCCAAGAACCGCCCTGTGGCGGTTGCGAGTCTACCATGTGTGTGCGATTGGCAAATTTGATGTTGCCTCTAACATGCAGATCCACGCCGGGATCTGGATTGTTAACACCGACACTGAGACTTCCGTGAACAGAAGCCTGTATTGGCGAATTGTTTCGATTGCCAATTTCGACATCTCCGCCTGCACCAACAGAAATTCTTGTTGTGTTGTCTGTTTTAATATGCAGATCGTGGCTGGCGAAAGTGCCAACAACGCCGGATGTAAAATCTTCAGTTCCTATGACAACTTCAATGCCGTCTTCAGCAACACTGAGTGCGGCATTGGGCTCTTCTGTGCCTAGACCCAGCCTATCTGTGTGATGATCAAACACCATGTATTGATTAACACGCAAACCGCCGTCTATGTTAAGACCTTTAAGTGTGCCTACTTCTTTGAGACTAGACTTAACAACACTTGCACCCAGTTGTGTCTGATCAAGCACAGGGACTTTGTTAATGCTCAAGTGCCGATCTTTGGCAAGATCAATATGTTCGGATGAAAATACTCTATCGGGCCCGTCTTGTAATACCAACTGCTTGGTATTTCCAGTACCTACCCAAAGTAAACCTTTGTTAAAAACCTTGCCGCCGAATTTAAGACTTGCGTCTTTTGCTTCGGCGTCCGGACCCTCTTTGAGAGCCTGCTTGAGCGCATCTAGTGCTTGATCAATATTGTTTTCCATAACAATATTTATCAGATTTTGATCTAAAGCGCCTTCAGCAGTATTGTTTGATCGTTTACGCGACCGTTTAGTTTGATGTCAACAGCGTTGATTTCATCCATAAATTTGCGTAATTTAACCTTGCCACTTTCTTTAAGTTCTTTAAGTTTTTCTTCTGGCTTGCGCAGTGTTTTTTGAATGCTTTTGTTTTCATCGAACCCAATAATGCTAGTGCCTTTGACAGACAGTGTTGCACCTGTGTTGTAGGGATCGTCTACAACATATCTGCCCAGCTTGCGAGTTTTGGTATTGTAAACCCAAAGTTCTTTAGCATCTAAAATCTTTGTAGGGTCCACACTTACGAGTTTGAGAGGATCATACGTTTTCATATACTTTAATTTTTCTACTACCTTGGTCTTGGGCTTGACTTTTGCTTTTCGTGGCTTGCGCTGTGCTTTTTGATGTTCTGCAATCATATCGCAGGCAGTTTCAATTTCCTCATAGAATGCAATAATATTCTTTACTGCTTTCTTGCCCATGTGAGCATATGCTTCTTTGAGCTGTTCGTCATTGTTTTCGAGGACCTCGCGCATTTCGACAAGATCACTTTGATAGAATTCTTTGATGATCTTAGCGTGATTGGCTTTTACTTCTGCCTGACGTAACAGCGAACCTGCATCAAACTTTTTAACATCGTAGTTTTCAGGATCGTTCAACAACAGAGTTTCTTGTTCGTCAATGTCTTTGGCCATGAAACTTGCGGCTTCGTAGGTTCTCTGCTGAATTGTTTTAACTGGTGCTTTGGCTTTTTCTTCTTCGGGCTCATCGCCTTCTGCGTAACCTTTGGCAATAATAGTTTCAAAGCTTTTGTGCAGAAAATCGCTAATAGGACGCATTTTGCCGCTCACACCTGGCAGTGCTTCCCAGTACTCAGCATGTTGTTCATTGTAGTCCGGCATGCCCAAATTTACGCATTTGCACAGTGTTGCTTGATAAGAAGTCACAAGAGACTGTTGACTTTTTAGGATATCAATCTGCTCTTTGATGTAACCGTTGTTTTTACACCACTTCCAAACATCTGGCAACATCTCTGACTTTTTCTTTTCTTGATAGTAGTAGGCAATCGCTTGATTGCGCATTTTATGAAATTCTTTTCCATCAAGTTCTTCAATGTTGGCAAACTTTGGTGCGGCCGAAGCCGGCGCCTTGGATTTCGTTTTTGCTTTGGTCTTTGCCATGTATATCTCCGTTCGCTCCTTTAATTTATCTCTCTTCTAAAACAATCCAGCCCAATTGGCGTAGATCTTCGCGTATTTCGTCAGTAACTATGCTTTCTCCCACATACCCGCACCTTTCCTTAGACGCAATACCACTACAGTACCAGTCTAGATAGTCGCCGTCTTTGCGAATTTCTGCAACTATGCCTCCTGCACTTCTCCAACTGCAACCCCAGGTTTCTTCTTTCAATACAGGCAGTACATCCAACTTTTGAAATTCATTGTTACACATTGCCGCATACAAGTTCTGTGCGTACGAGTTTGATTCGCACACTTTATGCACAAACCAATCTGCATTCATCATGTCCCATTCGAGATTATTTTCACGCTGTTCTTCCGAGTCAAATCTATGCTCGCGCAGTTCGTCAAATTTTTCGTACATTTTGATGTAGTCCGGGTTAGGATCCTCGCCGTTACTCCGACAGCGATCTAAATATCTTTCGAGATTTTTTCTAGTCATGGAGTAATTATAACAAAAAAATCTGCATCGTCAATAAATATTTTTATGAAGGATGCATATGTAAGTGCGTTTTACGACGCCGTTAATGAAACAATTGAAACACAGGGTTGGGAATTACCCAGCGAAATTACCAGTTATATCATAGCGTTATTGTCTAGTAGAGTAGAACAGCAACAGGTTTTACCTGAACCTAACTTTGCTGTTGCGTTTATGAGCCTTTCTAGACCTGCTGACTACAAAGCCAAAGAGTTAGGTGACATCTGCTTGTTTGTAACAGGCGTTTATCCAGAGTACGGCGAACGCCGCGGACTCAACAGACGATACTTTCAGGATATTGGCAGCACGTCATACGACATGTTTGCTGAAAATCACAATCCCGAATTGTTCTATCAGATGAGCAAGCACTTTGTGCACCTGTCCGATTTTATCAGTCTAGTTGTTAGGTCGCCCAAACTGCCGCAACATATCCTTTTCCGTTAGTATCGCCGCCGTCGTTCTCAACAAAGACACCGTCATATCGAACTTCTGTGATGTTTTCTTCGCCGTTTAAACCTTCTGTAATGCTGATCTTAAGTTTGCTGGGATCAAAATCGCCGTGAGTGTCGACCGTGCCTGAGAAAAAAGTTCCCTTTTCAATACTGTACAGTTGCGCTATGTAGTCGACGTCGTCGTCGGGCTCGGAAAAATTATATTCCTGTATTTCTACTTCCGATTCTTCGTATACTTTATCTACCAAATCAGTTAAATCTTCTTCTTCTGAAGCCTCGTTTAAAAAATCTGCATTGTAATCAAAACTGTCGACTTCCTCAACAGAAATCAGTGCAGATTCATAGGTAACACCAAAGCTGTGATCGATTTCGTTGGGCGGCTCGTACCATGGTCGTGCGTCGCCGTCTTCGTCGATCATAAACTGGGCACTTTTGGGAACTTCATCTATTTCGTCAAACTCCCATTCTCCGTCTTCAGAGTTGAGCATATATTCAACAAGGTCGCCGTCGCCGTGTTCTTCAACTAGGCTGTTCCAAAATTCAAAAGCAGATCGAGAGATACTGCAATAGGTGCTTTCCCCACCGTATCCGCGAATTAGAATTCGATAGAACCTAGGATCTTTTATGCGATCGACAAGTTCTTGTTTTTCCTGATCGGTAGCCATGTGTGCTAACTCCTATGGTGTTCTTTGAATTTTTTAATGAGGAATTTTTTGTGTTGCTGAAAATAGTCTTCAAGAGTGTAATCAACAGGATCGTTCACATATTCTCGTTCGATTTTATGCTCTTGCCATTGTTTTTGCAGCCAAAGTCTAAACGGTTTTTTGCTGATGCGCTTCATATAGTCGTGTTGCATAACTCAATCCCATAGTGCTGTGTAGTATTTTCCAAACAGTGCGAAGCCATTTTGTTTACGTTCGTGCCATGCGTCGTAGCCCTCCTTGTCAAATTTTGAAGTGTGGTTTGGTCCTTTATCCATGCGATAATATATCTCATCATTATAGTCTGCGCCGATTTCTTTGCCATAAACGTCGACTTTGGTCCACACAATATCTGTTTCGCCGGTATGGAACTGATCTTCTGCGTCGTCGTCGACGTGTTGTTCAAAAGCCCATATGATTTCGTCTAACACCCACTCCCAGCGTTTGAAAAACAGCGGATCTACCTCACCGTTTTGGTTATACTTATCAACCTGGGCTTTTGTAGGACGCAGTTTTTTGGGAACATCTGCTGGATACACCCAAGGTGCCCCGTGCTTGTCCTTTTTTAACTGTTTTAACAAGGGTAAAGCCACGTGAGCAATTGTATTATCCGCATTCCATGCGTCCCAGCGATCGATGTGTATCTTAACCCTGTTTTTGTTTTTCCATGACATGTACGCTTCTGCTAGGTATGAATGGATGTGTCCTAGCCAAGTATTGCTGTACCATTCGCCTGCATCAAAAACCCAATCCGGGTAAGTAGGGAAACCGTCTTCGTTTTGATATCGAGTCCAAAAGAAAACAGTTTCTACGGCTTGGTATGGTCCCCACCAAGCGGGGAATTTTTTCATTCTAGCTTTCATGTGTTCCGATCCTATAGGTAGCGCGATTTAATGCGCCTGTGATTCTATTTGTAGCATACGCTGCTGTTATAATATCTAACCTGTCGCGATATTTTTCATGATAACATTCTGCCATTCGTTTTGCAATTCGCACGTGATGAGCAGTTTCACAACTATCAAACACAGCTACGAGCTTTTCGAGATCTCTTCCGGCTTGTATGCTAGTCATTCATCTACTATATTACCTTCCTAGGGCGCTGTCAAGAAAAAATTATCAGGGCATAAAAAAGGTAACACAGTTGATGAGCCAGCTGATCGGCGCCGGTGATAGTCCAGAAATCCTTGTGCTGAGGAGTTTTTCTGTAGTTTAGACGCTTTTTTGAAAAGTCTATTAGATAATGAAGCACAAAATCTAAAAGAGCCAACAACACAGCAAGTGTTATTGAAGTAAAAAACAGCAACAGCAACAAACTACCTGCGGCGTGCAAAAGAGAATGAACTACGCCAGGGCCGTCTGCAAAAATTCCTTTGCTGGCTATCATTTGTTGGGTTTGCAGAGGATAATCTATTATAAAGTGTTTAACCTGCAGCAGCATCAAAAATAGTGTCAGTTCAATAATCATTAGCCTTTGCCTTTGTCAACCCATTGCTCAAACCTAGAACGAAATGAATGTGCATGGTTCATGTTCTCAAAGTAGAAACTGTGGCTGTACAAATCTGTATACGTGTCCATGCTCCACTCCCAC